TTTTTCGGAATGGCAAATTTAAAGAGCTTGCCAAGGTTTGAAATACCGACACAAAAAACATTGTCCTCGGAAATACATTTGTACGGCAAATCAATCAGCAGACACATGCTATTGCCGCCAAGAGATACTGCGTTCATTTTGACCGTTGCACTGACGATTACGATGTCACCAATCGTCTTATATGTACAGTTTGCACTTTTGATTTTATCGGTGACGGCTGAATACGGTGTGAGTGTTGATGTACCACTTTCAATATTTGACGAATCGTATTTAGTCGCCAAGGCGGCTTTATCTGCTTTTGCAAGCAGAGCGTTGTAAACTGCTCCGCTTGTGAGGTAACACGGGCTATTATTTTTTGGTTCGCTGTCGAACGGCATTGAATTGAGCTTTTGGGCAAGTTTTTGGTCTGTTCTTTCCTTCGTATATGCGTCCGTAATTCCGTACCCTGCAAGCGTTGTCGATTTATTGGCTTTACTTGCAAGATTTGCGTCGGTCGTATCAAGCCTTGCTCCAAGCGAATTATGGCTGCCTCTTGCATTTTCGACTTCTTTTGTGATTTCTGCAATAGCGCTTGCTCCCGGGAAGGCTTTGCTATCATCGTTGATTACGCTTTTTCCTACACGCAAACAAACGGTTTCAGCGGTTATGATTTCATCGCCTTCTGTAAGCACAATATCCATTTTACAAATGCCTGACAAAGCAAGCATTGCGTCCGTAAGCGTAACTGTGACTACATTATTTTCGGTGTCAACGACTGCGGCAACGCTGTCCGCAACGATTACATCGTCAACCGTAGCATTGACTTTAGCTGACATTGTAGAGGCAAGGTTAACAGTTTCGCCGTTGACGGTGAACGCAAAATCAATAATGCGTGAGCCCTTATCGCCCTGTCTGACTTCTAAAATTTCGTAATTCTTACAGCTGTTGATTTCGAGTGTCATTTTTGTATGATTAATGTTCAAATTTTTTCACCTCATTTAACTATATAATCAGATAACTTTGACTTCGCTGTGCCGAGTTCGAGACTGTTCCACCGTTCAAGCACAAAATCATAGTCTGTTTTAATTATTTTTGCTTGCAAGCTATCGTTTTCAGTATCGACATACACCGTATCACATAAATGCAGTCCAAGCATTTCATTAAGTGTAGGCGGATAGTCAACCTTTACATTAAGCGTAGGCGCTCCGTTTGTATTTACAAGTTGTCCTCTTAGAACCTGTGCTTGAATATTTAGCTTTTGAATCAAGAAATCTTTGTTCTCACCTGTATGGGCATTGAAGTTCCAGTAACCCGTTTCATCGCCAATGTAGACCGAGCCTCCGTCCGAAACATCAACCGTTTTCACCTTAGTTAGCTTAGATTTATGGGTTTTGAGTTCTTGCGGTTGTGAGCAGAGGATGACGTTCTTGTCGCTATATGTATCATGGCAAGTGGCATACGCTGCAACATGGGAACAGATATCGTCTGAATTAAGCGTTTGCGTAAGACTGCTGATGTTACTGCCCCAGCGCAAATGGCAGTCTGTAACCACCCCACGGTTTTTTAGCAACGATACATTAAAGTTGTTGTATTTATATTCACCGCCGAAAACATCAACAAGTGAGCCGTCAGCTCCGCCCATAAAATCACCAAGAGTACAAGGCGTGCAAAATCCAAGCGTCATAGATGATTTCGTGGTAATATCTGACGAAAAAACAAAATAATGCTCCCACAAAGTCATTTGCGTTTGAAGCCCTTCAGGGCGCCCTGTGCAAAGCAAATACCACCATTCCTTTGGAGTGTGCACTACATCAGTTTGGTTAGAAGTTTCGACCAAAAAGTTGTTGTACAAATTGTGCTTGATGTGCTTTGCTTTAACCGTAATTGATTTTTTGTCTTTGTACTGCAAATCGTAAATTTCAAAATACTGCGGTTCATCGGTTGGGTTTGGTTTTGCTTTAACGAAATACTGAGTGTCGAGCAAATCAGCACATCTGTCCGTTGTTGATAGTTCCATTTCGAGCAGATAATCACCGTTTCGTTCCTCGGTAACTTTACCGCTGATTATTTCCGTAATCCGTCCGAGCAGGTTAAATCCACTTGGGCTGATTGTTTTAAAATCTGATTTATACAACAAAGGAAACATTTTTATAATCTCCTCCAGTTCGGTCTTATTGACAGCAGTGCGTTTTTATATGCCGTTACAACAATTTGATTGTCTCCGACCTTTAATTTAGGAGGTATAGTGCCGTCAACAAAATTAGTTGTACCGTCTGATTTGTAAGCTATATACTGCATGGTTTCGCCGTCAAGCATGGCATAATCATAACCGCCTGGGCACTTCAAATTGAACGATTCGCCGTTTATGCTAACTTTAGCAATAGCTGTAGTACCACCACTAACATTCGTGTTAGTTATGATGATAGTAGGCAAGGATTCATATTGTTCAGGATTGTGCAAGGAAACCGATTTATTAACTTCAAAATCAATAGTCCGTTGTCCAAGCTCTGAATACCACCACGGCTTGCGGTTGAATTTGATTTTTGTTGTAAGTAATGTTGGGAGTTCACGAACAATATCGTTAGTATTTGATATGTAAGCCTCGGTGAAATATCCGGGGTTATAAGTATCCTTGTACTTTTGGTAGCCACGATTTAAGGTCAGCCATTCAATTACGGCCCTCGCAAGGTGCTTTGCTGACAGTTCGGATAAATACGGCAAAAAGCAGATTTCACGCTCAAATTCAACATTTTGCCATCTGCCGTTGTCGAGCAAAACATCACCGTCTCTGCATGGGATTTCAACCGTTGAAACATCTCTAACGGGGATTTCGTGCTGTGGCGCTTTTGTGATACGGCCACCGAAATACGATAACCATTTACCTCCAAAATAAAAGTTATGCATACGCTTTCTGCCTCCTTGTTATCTCATCGGCAAGCCTGTTGCTGATATCATCAACAAAACTTTCGATATCCATTTCGTTGTTGATAGCAACTGAGGGTATGTTAATACTTATGTTATTAACTATGTTCGTTGAATCCTCTTCAAAAACCGAGCTTCTGCTCTCTCGTTTTGCTTTTCTGTAATCCTCAGCCTCTTGAGCTGTGAGAACTGCCTCGCCAGCGTCAAGATAGGCGGCATATTTATCGTGGGGAACATAGTCAATGCCTGCCCTGAATCGTGGCAATGTAACTTCGGGAATCGGGTCAATCTCCCAGCCAATCATTGATGTTGCCCAGTCAATGCCTGAAAGTAGTCCGTTAATAATGCCGATTACGCCATTGATTATGTTTTCAACAATTGTTGGCAAGATATTGAATACATTTTTAAAAATTTGAACAACACCGTTCCAAGCCTCTTCCCAGTTGCCACTGAAAACACCTTTTATAAATTTAACAACTCCCTCGAACGCTCCTGTGAGTGGTTTGAGTAAGTTTTTTACACTCTCAATTGCATTGCCCAAAACATTGCTGAAAATTTGAGCTAACCATTCGATAATCGGTACAAGCGCAGGAATAAGCGTTTCAAGCATTTCGCCGAGCAAGTCTAAAACAGGACGGAGTGCATCGAAAACCTGTGAGATGACAGGCGATAACTGCTCGAAAACAGGCTGTAAAGTTTCAACGATGGTGTTGCAGAGCTCGCTGATAATCGGGATAAGAGGCGCTAAAAGGTCATTGAGAAATGTCGCTAAATCCTCAATAATTGGTGTCAGAGCCGCTAAAAGACCGTTGAGCAATACGCTGGCAAGCTGAATAAACATCTCGATTACAGGCATTAAAAGTTCTACAAGTGTACTGAATAACGGCATGATAGCTTGGATTATTTGCATGAAATACGGAAGTAAATCCTGTATAATTTGCAGTAAAGGCGGAAATAACTGTTCGACAATCTGTACAATGAGAGGGGCTAACTGCTCCATAAGCTGAGCAATAAACGGTAGTAACTCCTCAATTAACGGCATTATCTGCTCAAGCATTGACACAATTATCGGAGCTATCTCTTCGCAAATGTTGATTAAAACGGGGGCAAGGTTGTTTGCCACGCTCTCAATCAATGGTGAGAGCTGTTCGAGGAGTTTACCACCAAGACCGATAAGAGAGTTAAGGACAGGCTCAGCGACAGCACCAATCTGAGCCATAGTGTCGGATAACTGCTGATGTGCCCTGTTAGATTCCATTACATCGCCGTTTGTTTTCTTATACTGAGCAGAGGCATCCGAATACAGCGATGTGAGCGTGGATGTGATTAACTGCTGTCGCTCTTGCTCCGAAGAGCATTTTGCAAGTTTTTCATTAAAAGCATCCTCAGACACACCCATCCAGTTAAGAGCATCAGCAAGCGGACCTGTTACCTGTCCGACTTTTGCGGTTTCGTTCGCCGCCTCCGTCAACCCCTCAATAGGCAAGGAATCACCGAATTGACCGTAAACACCTGTGCAGATTTCTGTCCAAGATTGCAAATCTTTGGTTGAATTACAAAGCAAAGAAAGGTGGTTTGCGGCTTCTGTCGCTTGTCCGCTGTCACCTACTACGGCATAGAGGTCGGAATATGTTTGCTTTGCGTCTGCCGCTGAGAATTTGTTGGTGGTGAAAGCTGTGTCGAGTTTACCCATTTCGGTGCGGTATTCTCGGGTGCTCTCTGCGACAGAGGACAATGCTCCTACGCCTGCCGCCGCTCCACCCACAAGAGCAGTTCCCCATTTAGCGGCTGTTTTTATTCCGTTACCAAGGGTTGAAGCAACGCCCTTACTTTTTTTCTCGGTCTCTGCAATGGATTTGTTTGCTTCATCGTTATTTACGAATATAGAACCGAATAACTTAAATACTTCAACAGCCATTATTAGCTACACCTCCTCCCACTTGTAGTTATCAAGATAGTTTTCGACCTTTTTTTCGATTTCTTCCGTATTGACCGTATCAACAATGTTTTCAGACCGTGTCGAGCCTGTTGCCTTGTTAACGAAATCCGTGTACAACAAGCCTGTGAAATTTCCTACAACAGTCAAAATATAGGCTTTATAAAGCAATTCGTCGTTACGGTCATTTATAGCATTTTTGATAATCTCGACAGCATCTGAAAAAGACAGCTCATGCAGTATGGCAGTGTTGCCACAACAATACTGCACGAGCATTCCATATGTTCTTACTTCAAGGCTGAGAGCGAGGTAAAAAAACTCTTAATATCGTTCTCCCTGATGATTGTCTTTACATTGTCAAGAACCTCGGGGATACTTAATTTACTTACATCATCAGCAGTAATGTCGCCTCTGATGTCGGCAAGCAATGAATAAAATTCCTGTTCTGTTTCTTTGGTTGCCAAAGAAGTCAACAGAGTAATCACAAATTCAAGACCGACCGCTTCGGTGTTGACCGTTTCATCTTTGCTGTTATTTTTGACAGCAATGCGATTTGCAAAGTCTGCAATTTCCTCTTTGATGTCTGCTTTTTTGATAATGCGAGCAAGAGTAAATGCGTCTTTAATGCTTAATTTTCTCATAATTATGCCTCCGTTGCTTCCGTTGTTTCTGTTGGTCTAAAAATTTTAAACGGTGGTTTGATTTCGTCCTCTGAATCGTAAACTTCGGGTGAAAGGTTACCATAGAACTGAACTTCTTCCTTACCGTTGTCTTTATCAGCGATTGTAAGAGTAAGACCGTTTTCGTTAAAGCCGTTGAATACCTGAATAATACACGGCTTATCCTCTCCGAGGAGACAGCCTACCCAAGTGATGTTCTGAATGTAGTCACTGTCAAGAATAACATCTCTACCTGTGATTACATCGTAGCCTGCGACCTTTTCGTCTGTACCTTTGTCGGCAATTCCAAGACCGTAAATGAAGTTCTGAGTAGTCATTTCGGCAAGGGTTGCTTTGATGTAAACTTCCCAACCGTCAACTACGGTGTCGTCTTTGGTACGGGTTTTTACTCCGTCAAATTCAAGACGGCGGAGTGTTGGCTTTGCCGAAAATTCACCGCCTTTGATTGTTACACCAAGACATTTGCCTGCCTTTTTGGCGCTTGCATATGTGTCAGTAGCAGGATCGTAGTTGACAAAAAACGCACCTGCGTCAAGTAACATACGGTCAGCCGTCTTATTGCTGTAACCGCTGTACGGTTTAATCTTTCGTGGCTTAACTGTTGCCATTTTAATCATCCTCTCTTTCGTAAACTCTCAATTCAAGGGTTGTCATTATTCTGTTTATTGTTTTATCGGATTCAGCGACATACTGCCTGTCGCTGTTATTGTAGAATTTGTAATGCCGTTCACCTTGTGTATAGGTTGCTCTCGCAATGTCCGAATAGATTTTATCCACAATATTGTCGATTTTCTCGGTGGTGAACCTATCGTACAGATTAAGCGTAACAAGATATTTCTTGTACGGCTCATCGGTGTAAAGCTGTTTCAGTTCGTAAACAAGCCTCGGGAAGCCGTCACCAACCATAAAAAATGAGGGGACATACTGCGACAAAACCGCATTTAATAAATTTTTAATGCTATTCACCGCTGTATTCCCCCTCACTGATTTTTCGTTCTGCCTCTTCTGTGCCTACGGCACTGAGGTACTGTTGTTCAATTTTTATGATGTCTTTGATGTTACTTTCGGCGGCATCACTTAACGCTCCGATTTTTGGAGCCTTGCTTGTACCGATTTCTTGATACAAACCATAGAATCCGCCCGGCTTAAAACCAACCTGCAGGTCAGGAACTTCTTGCTTTGAGCGTACCCAATATTGCGTATTCTTTGCTAATCGCCCCATCCTGCGTTTTATTTTTTGTCGCGACCGTTTACATACCAACTTGCCAACATCGCGCAGAGCGGCTCGTTCAAGCTCTTTGAGCGTATATTGAATACGGTCAACATTGCTGATTATCTCAACGCCGTTTTTTGTGACTTTAACTGCTTTAGGCAAAGACATTATTCTCACCTACCACATCCGTTAAATACAGCTCCGTACGCTCTGTGCCTTTAATCTCATACGCACGATAAATCTTGAACCTCTTATTTTCGAGATAACAAAATTCTTCGTTGTGGTACTCAAACGAGTTGACTTCAAGCATACATTCGGGTTTCAACCCGTTCGCCTGTGCCTGAAAAAATTCAGATTGTCGAACATATTTGCGTTGTGCATAAATCGTTCGGAGCTTTTCCTGATACACAATTTCGCCGATGTCATTGGTTGTTTGCCCTGACTTTTCAACAAGTTTAACAAGAGTGTCTGCATTCATTTTGTTTGTGCTCCTCTCGCCGCCATCGCATCGCGCAATTCTTCGTAATGTCGTGCCCATTCGCTGTCAGCTGTCACTGAAAAATAAGCACGACAATAGAATTTGATTGCCTGCATAACAAGTGCAGTTGAGTTTTTGTTGTTGACATCAACTCCTGCACCTGTCATATCGCTTTTGGCAGAATCAATGAGGGCAGATATTTCATCGTCAAACAGCACCGTATTGATACGGAGCGAAACCTTTACGGCTTCAATTTCATTGGATACTGCCATAATTCAAACCTCTTTTAAGCGCTTTTCTTAACGAGCTTGACGAGGCTGTGAGTATCCACAACCTTACCGTCTGCAAGCATTACAGCCTTAATAACGGTGTTGTCGGTATCGTCCTCTTCGTACTTCTTAACGCTGAGGCCCATAACCTCGTTAAAGATGTAATCGTTGAGATTAAACATCATTGCAAAGGTTGTGTCAGCTGAAACCGTGTCAGCGTACGAATCCATATACCCGTCTGTCGGAATAACTGCACGACCGAAAAGGGTAAGTGACGGCTTACCGTTGAGACCCTCAGACATACGAGCAACAGGCTGACCGTTGCTGTCTGTAATGCCCATAAATGCAAAGAATGATTTCTTTGTCATAAGCCATACAGCATCATCATATGCGGCAGGAAGAGCCGCCTCAGCATTACAAAGTGTTGAATAGGCAAGTTTACCCGTCTTTGCAATTTCAATAGTCTGACCCTCAGGCGGTGTGCAAGTAAGAATGCCTGTCGGAGAGCCTGTGCCTGTACCCTTGATGATTGCAAATTCAACAGCTTTTACGATCGCAGTCTTAATCTGGTCAACGAACTGTGATTCAAAGGTATCAAGTGCAGTCTTTGTCATAAAGAGAGAAAATGCAACCTTACATTCAAGCTTATAGCCTGCAAACACAACCTTGTCAGTTGTAACTTTCTGCTGGTCAGAACCCTTTTCTTCGTCAACCCAGCTCGCTGTCGGTCTGATGTTCTGTGTAGGAACAAGGAGTGCAGTCGGATAAGCTGTCTTAAATACTCTTGCGTAAATCTCGCCGACTTTTTCAAGTTCAACAATCAAACGCTGATACATTGTAGTCGGCACGATAGCCGCCGCAGTGCTCGATGTGGTCTGTGATGCCGCATTCATAAACTTCTGTGGCACGGGTACACCGTTCTGAATATAGTTAGCAAAAGCTTTTCTGTATTCAAGTGTTGCGTACATATCTGTTACCTGTTCGCCCTCATCTGTAAGGTCGATGTTTGTCTTGTGATTTTCAAATGGTGCAGGCGGCATTTTGATTCCCTCCTCTGCATTTTTGTTTGCCTTATTCACGGCAGAATTTTCAAACTCACTGTCAAGTTTATCAATCTGCTGTGTTACTTCTCTCGCCTCAGCGAGTTTGTTCTCTGCGATAAGCCGTTTAGCCTTATCATAGAGTGCATTTCTTTTGTCAAGATATTCCTGTCTGTTCATTCTGATTCAACATCCTTTCGTTTGAGTAATTCAAGCTTTGCTGTAAGCTGTGTTTTTTCACTTCTCATCTGTTTGATAATTGTGTCAGGGATAAGACCGTTAAGGCTTGCCGCAAGTTTAACCTCTTTTGGCTTTTCAGCATATTCTGCGACCTTGTCAATAAAACCTTTTTCAACTGCTTCATCAGCAGTAAGCCAAGTTTCGTTATCCATAAGTCCGATAAGTTCATCTTCGGTCATACCTGTTTTAAGTCTGTATGCTGTTGCAACGGCTTTACTTGCTTTGAGCAACACACCCGATTCGTGAGCCATATCGTTGTAGTCCCCTGCGGCATAGCTTGAAACATTATGAATCATAAGCATACCTGTTGGCACAATTTCAGATGTGCACGCACAAGCGATGTATGAAGCGGCCGAGGCGGCAAAAATGACCTTGATTGTAGCCTTGCTTTCGGCGAGCATATCGTAAATTTCTGAGGCGGCAAAGATGTCACCACCTGACGAATTGATAACAACCTGCACAATCTCATCGTCTGCCACTTCGTCAAGCTGTGACCGAATGTCGGCAGGACAACAAGAGGCTACGCCAAACCAGTCGTAAATCCACTTATCATCATTCGTAATGATAGGACCCTTAATATCAATTGTTTTCGGCATCGTTTTCACCTCCTTCGTCAACTGCAACTGTATCTAATCTTCTGAGCGGAGTATCACCGCCCGGAACAGGAGCAAGACCAAGTGATTCTCGCCATTCATTCGGAAGCATTGCACCACGGTCAACCATTCCAGCAAAATTTAGCTTAGTTTTAAGACTTGCAGATTGTAGATTGAACGAACCTACTGCGATGTAATTTCCACGACTACGCTGACGGCGAGTGAAAAGTTTCCGTGTCAGCTCGTTTTTAAGCTGAATAATTTTAGGTGAAATCACCGCCTCAAAGTAAGCATTTTCTTCATCTTCGTTCGCTGTTGATGTGATAATTTTTACATTGGTGTTGAACAACTCTAAAATTCTGTTTTTTGTTCTATCCATTTGCAAAGCATTTGGAACATAGTCGTTCGGGGTTATCTGATTTGCGTCAACCTTTGCGTCAACTGCCGCAACACCCACGGAGCTGTTACTGATGTTAAGGTAGTTATCAGCAAACGTTTTTGCGTTCTTCTTCAAATCCTCGGGACGCAATGACGAAGTATATTTTAACAACCATTTAATGACGCTCGAATTTCGGATGGCGCTTATGATACCGCTGTCGGTTGTTTCAACGATTTCAAGCAAAGGAGCAAGAGCCTTAAATTTACCGCTTCCAAATATATCGTTCTCTGCGAAGTCATCACGCAAATGTATGACATCTTCCGAGGCAAAGCGGTAGGTCTTGCCGTTCGCAAGAATAAATTCATAAACAAGATTGCCGTTGGCGTCGTACAAATCCGTAGCCGATTTAGCCGGAATGAAGTACAATTCTGTCGGCAAGCCGTTTAAATCTCTGATGATAAGCCAAAACGCATTACCTGATAGCGATAACTGTGTACTTGTCCTATACAAAAGCATATCCATTGTTGTGTACGGGTTTGGCTCTTCAAGCAAAAATTTGAGGTAAGGCTCTGGATTGATTAGCAAGTCTTTTCTGCCGTCAACGATTGTTTCTCTTATGTGTTTAATGGATAACTTCGAGAATCTGAGAGCCTGTGCATTAACGCAAGCTCGGACTGTGTCAGAATCATATGCCCTGTTGCCCCATAAGAAAAAATTTGAATTATTCTGTGTGACAAGTTCAACCCTTGAAAAATTCTTTGTCTTTCTGACATTACGAACAAAATTTAAAAAGTTCTTAAATTTTCCCATTTTCTCACCTCCTAAATTAAACAATGCTCAGGTATTCATCTTCGTACTCAAAATATATCGTGTAAGCGTCAAGTAATGCCGCAGTACCGTCAATTCGTCTTGTTGACTTCGAGGTTTTAATTGGCTGTATATTACCGTTTCTGTCTTCATCAATTGCAGTATTTGCGAGACACCATTTATCAATTGGATTGTTATTGTAGATTATTCTTTTTTTCACAAGGTCGGCTTTGAGGGCTTTCATCGGGGCAGACAGTGTTTTCTTGCCCTGATGTACCGCTTCCATAACGGTAGGACCGAAAGCGTCAATCATCTGATTAACCCACATTTGAGCCGACCAAGCGTCATAGCCCTCCTTCCACAAGTAAATATCGTATTCGTCTTGCAGTTCTTGATACCATGCCGTAACAACACTTGCGTCGATTTTGTTTCCGGGGCAGGTACGCATAAAGCCCTGTTCTATCCACTTATCATATGGAATTTTGTCCTCGGTTACTTTTTTCGCTACGAGGTCGGCAGGTATCCAGTACATAGACATCACATAAATGTTTTCGTTGTCAGGTATTCGAAACAACATCTTTGCCGCTGTCAGGTCGGTTGTGCTTGACAGATCTGCACCGCCTATGCCGTAGGTCGGATGAAGCTCCTTCACATCAAATTTTGTTTCGTTGTTAAGCTCCTCGAAATTGAGCCACGATTCAGTTGATGTTTCGGCTATGTTAAACTCCTTACATACAAGATTTCGTACAAGCGACGGATTCGCCTGCGCTTTCTTAACTTTGCTTGCAAGAGCGTTTCGGTTTTTAATCGTGCCGAGCCCGGGGTTTGCTTTCTCCCAGCAATCGGGCTTTTCCCATTCTTCACGCTTGTCAAGTTCGTATATGATGTAAAGGCTGTGTTCATCCTTGTAGCCCACATCATCAAACAAGCCATTCGTAGTGCGAACGGCGTCGTCATAAATCTCATCGTAGATATCTTCCCTTATCTTGCCTGCGGTTGTTGTGACAAGGATAAGAGGCTGGTCTCGACCGATTGTACCGTCTGCCATAATGTCGTATAGTTGTCTGCCGTTTTTCCATTGGTGCAACTCATCCATTAAACAACAATGTACATTTAGACCGTCAAGCGTGTCCGAATCAGAGGCAAGCGGCTTAAATACTCCGCAATTGTAATCTTCTGAACTCAATTCATTCAACAGCGGTTTAATTCGCTTTAATAAAGTTTCACTCTTGCGAACCATTCGTTTCGCCTCCTGCCAAATAATCTTGGCTTGGTCACGCTTTGTGGCGACCGCATACACTTCGGGACCGGGTTCACCGTCACCGATAAGCATATATAAGCCTATCGCAGAGGCAAGCAAAGACTTGCCGTTCTTTTTTCCGATAATCAGCACAGAAAGATTGTATTGACGAACACCGTCATCATCTACAAAGCCAAAAGTCGCCGCAAGCCACGCTTTTTCCCACAGTTCAAGCCTTACGAGCTGGCCGCCCATTTTGCCTTTACTGTGGCGGCAGTAATTTTCGACAAATTCAATGATGTGATTTCCTCGTTTTGCTTCGTAGTGATAGCCGTCTGTCGGATTAATCACCTTGTCACTTAAATGCCTGTACCATTTGCGTATCTTGTCGCAAACAACAACTTTGCCATTTTGTATCTGTTCGTAATATTCAAGTATGGGGTTGTAACTTAGTGGATAGCGTTTCAAGCCTTGTCACGCCCCTCGACGAAATCGTCAAAGCCGTCTGTTGTCGCAATCTTTGCCTCGGTCACTTTCGGAAGCATATCGTTGAGCTGTTTAATGTACTTGAGATAGTTGCCGAGCATTGTATTATACAAATCTGCCTCAGGTCTTTTGCGTGAGTACGGCTCTTGCGTTTCCGACTGCGAAAACAGTTCAGTCAAGCCATAAATTGCAATGTCCTGTTGCAGTTCTTTCAGCCTGATTCGAGTAAACGCCGCATTTTCGATCAAACCAACGGCGAGGTCTTTTCTTTTAACTTCTATATCCTTGTAGATTTCCGTTAATCGTTTTATTTCTCTCTTAATCGCTCTTTGTTCTTTCTGTTCGTCAGTCAAATCAATCACCGTCCTTTCACACGATTTTGAGGGGGAGGGGGGCTATATGTAAGGCGCGCAAAAAATCTAACTGCCCCCCTCGGTCCTACGGTCACCGGTTTCCGATTTTTCAACGGGGGGGATAATCGGTCGGAGCATTCCGCTATCGTCGAAAAAATATTTTTTCGGTTCGCAACCTATCCCGTGTCCCGGTAAGTTATCGTGACATTTCTTGCATACATACATGAGATTTTCATGATTGAGAGTAACATCAGGATTGTTTACATTACTCTCATCAATCATAATTTTATGGTGCACGATATAGCCGTGTCGCTCTTTGCACAGCTGACACAAACCGCCGTCAACAAGTATTCGTTTAGCGATAAAACTCTGTCGGCAATCTTGCCATTTTTTAGATTTATAAAATCCTATAGCAAACGCTTTAGCCATACCATACACCGCCAAATAAAAATGGACTTACAGCACAGATAATCCTTCTGCATCATAAGTCCATTGTATAATTTTTTGCTGTTATTTTTAGGTACAATTTTATTATTGTAAGCTATTGTTTGTCTGCTTTAACCAGCCCTAATAAATAATCAGATGTTACGCCTAAAGCAATAGCTAATTTGCGAATAGTCATTGCAGTCGGCGACATCTCAGCAGTCAAATATTTGCATATCTGACTACGTTGTATTCCCGACATTCTCGACAGTTTTGTTGCACCTATGTTTCTTGATGTCATAGCCTTTTCAAGCTGTCTTGAAAATGTTAAATCTGTTCTGTGTGACTTATCCATTTTCAGCCTCACTTCAACAATTCATCTGTTGTGATGTTAAATAAATCCGCTACAGCTATTATGGTTTCGATATTAGGCTCAAATTTTCCCTGCTCATAGTAAGATATACTTGTTCTGCTCAAATAGAGCTTTTCACCCAGTTCATCCTGCGTGAATCCATTTTCAAGCCTTAATGCTTTTAGCTTTTGGGGAAATGCCATTACTCTTCACCGTCCATTTCGTCAGACCAATCTAACCTCTGCCCACAATGATAGCAGTAATTCATTATGTTGCCTGTGAATTTTCTTCCGCAGTTAGGACACTCATATGTCTGCACATAGCGGATTACCTGTTTATCAGATTTAACAGGCTTTTTTGGCTGATTCAACGCTATGATCTTCTCAAAATCGTTGTAGTCTTTTTCAGTTTCGCATCTGATTTCAACAACTTTAAATGGCTGTTTGACAGGTTCAAATTCCATTGTTTCTTTATTAAGTGTAAATTCCATCATTTTCTTCGTCTCCTTCAAAATTAACAACTTTTCCATTGTCGGTATAGTCCCGCTTCTCAAATTCAAGTTTCAGCTTGTCGATGACAACCCTGTCGATATGCTCCCAAAACACTTCGTCCGTGTCGGAGTGTTCAATTATTTCGGTCATAGACTTTAGTGCCTTTGCACATCTGTCACGACCAAATCCGAAATCCTTATGCAAAGCATACAGCATTGTTTTAAATACTCTGCGTGTGATGTCCTTGTTTTCTTTTTCTCGGATCTGCTCGTATGCGTTTTTGGCAATCCGTTCAGCTTCCTGTTTGAGCTGTTTCGGGATTTTAGGCGGTATTCTCGCTTTCATCGTTTGCTCTCCTTTCGTCAATCTTATCAAGTGCAGTTACAATCAACGAGCTTTTGGCTTTGGTGTCCATAAGCTCTACCTGATAGTAAAACCGACCCGTTGTATTCCGTCTGATGATACAGCCTTTCAGAATGTATTCTGCACCGTTGTACAGCACGGTTCTTTCAAGGTTGCGTTTAACTTCCGAGATATTCACAGCATTTCCACCTTGATGTAAATACCCGAAACCTCTGCCCAAAACTTTTCACATATCTCACTTGCAACAAGTGCGTCATCAGACCAAAATCCGAGAGCGGTCATACAGTCTTTTAGCATTTTTTGCAAATTGTCTGTGTCGGGTTTTGTTATACGATATTCGCCGTCCTGATGTTTACCACGAGGAAAGCACCACTTTGTTATCAGTCTGACACCCGACTTGTACGGGTCTGACGGTTTAAACTTTGCTAAATGTGACATGAGCTTTTCTCTTGCCTGTTTCACCTCGGGCGGATTGTAAAAAACAGGTTTGCCGTTTTTTACCATAACTTTATGTTCCTGTGCCGTTACGGTCGGCGGTATCATCGGCATAAAAAATTCAGTCTTCATTTTCTTCAAAATAATCAACTCCATACCACAACTTTAATTTCGGGTCGTAAACTATGTATCCGTTAGCTACTAACTTATCTAACACATAGTCAATCAACGCCGGTCGTTTAGAAATCCAGTCCATTACCTGATCGTTTTTGTAACTGTAACTTTTATTTGGAAGTTTTCGCCTCAAAGGTGGCATTCCCTTAGCGATTTTCAATCTTTTATCTTTTGAAGTCGATTTGCATTTTGCCATTTTTTGCCATTCCTTTCTTAACTTTAAAATTTTGCTTTTAGTCACAGGTCAGGGGAAGGAGTTGTTGTGCGTAAGCTTCGCACAACTACTTCACCCCTGTGACCTTAGGGAACGGAAATACTCCTATATATATAGAATATATATATAGGTTTTTTCTTTCCCTCGGAAAATCTCGAGAAAAAAGTCATTTTCCGTCATTTTCGGAAAGAGAATTTCTCGGGAAATTTTCCCTATTTTCCTTCACGGAAAGGGAAATTCTCGATAAAATTTTCTTTCCAAATTTGACAAAAAAGGAAAATTTATTCGACTTTTTCCTTTTCCCTCAATCCTGTTTTACCGCCGTCAATCCAAAATCCGCCGTGTTCTTTTAGTCGATTTCGGACTGTTTTTTCGGTAACTCCAAGATATGTAGCAATGTCATTTATATCTGCCTGACCGTTATTCTCTTCTGCCGTAAAGGCTGTCATAAGAGATTCTGAGCGTTCTTTTTTGCGTTCCGATTTAGTATTTTTCTTACTGAAATTCTTCTTGTAAGGCGGGTTAAAATCGCCCTCAAAATTACAGTCTTTCAACACACCTGTTGTATCTAATTTGTGTATCGGATAATCAAACCAAAGGTTAAGTGCATCAAATGCCGGAAACTCTCGCAGAGTACCCTCTATTCTCCACGCTGACATCCCTTTTACGGTTTTTTCGGCACGGGCAACATCTGACATCATCAGCTTAAAAGACTGTTCAGGAAGCGTTTTGCGTGCGATGTCAATCATATTATTTGCCATTACCAAATCATCCTGCGAACACACTTCACTGATTTTGTTGAAGCGACCTATCCAGTCTTTGCAGATTTTACAGGTTCTTTCATCCTTTTGCTGTTTCATCAGATTGTCGCTGATTTCAAGCCTTGTAAGGTCAAGGAGTGCATCGGGGTCACGAGCGAAAACACCCGAGCCCGAAACTCTGTCCATTGACTTTTTACCGCCCTGAGCACCTTTTGAATGGTGGTGACAGTAGATTACTGCACATCCGATTTCTGTACATACCTTGTCAAACTGGTTGCAAAAATGTGCCATTTGGTCAGCACTGTTTTCATCGCCTGTAATAACCTTGTATATCGGGTCAATCACTACGACTATAAAGTTGCCTTTCAATGCCCTGCGAATGAGCATGGGGGCTAACTTGTCCATAGGCACAGACTTGCCACGCAAGTTCCAAATATCAATTCTGTTTAAGTTTTTTGGTTCAAGCCCCAATGCCTCATAAACATCTTTAAAACGGTGAAAGCAGGACGCACGGTCAAGTTCGAGGTTCACATACAATACATTGCCCTGTGCGCACTTAAAGCCAAACCACTCTGTACCCTCTGCTATTGCTATGCACAATTCAATAAGTCCGAATGACTTACCTGCTTTCGAGGGTCCTCCGAGCAACATTTTATGTCCCTGTCGGAGAACACCCTCAATTAACGACGGTGCAAGTTCAGGCGGATTTTCAAAAAAATCTGCAAGGTTGTCAAGGTCGGGCAAGTCATCGTTGATACTTTCCACCCAGTCTTTCCACTCGGCAAAATCGGATTTACCGATGTTTGTGTCAATGATAAACTGCTTTTTGCCGTTGCGGATAACACCGGGCATACGGCTCAGCCTTGACGGATTGCGGTTCTGCTTGTCGATTTCAAAGCCGTTTTTATGGCATACATTGTAGAGATAATCAACCCTTTTGCGGTATTCGTCATAGTTTGCGGCATCAATCTTAACGATAGCGTGGACTGATTTTCCGCCCGAATAAACAAGCACCGCAACAGGCAGCTCAAGCTCTCTGATGATTGCATTTTGTTCTTCAAGAGCCATACAATCAGATTCCACCAGAGCGTAACGATAATCGGTTACATTCTCGTTTTTAACACCCTTACCGTCCAATGGATTAAACCTTATCCACGCTCCTGCCTCGGGTTTGTAATCGCCGAATACATTTGAAATATCACCGTCACAATTGTTGAGGGCGGCGATAAGCTCACCTGCCGTACGGTCACAACTGCCCTTTGTAGGCAGATATTTAACCTTGCCGTTATCGTTCTTCTCCCAAGTTTCGGTTACATAGCCAACATTTTCGGAGCTGTCAAAGAGGGTTTCAAGGTAGGTTACAATTTCATTCACAGGATTCCAGTTTGCAGGCTCGTGAAACTTTACACCCTCACAGGCTGTTACTCCGATATCACCCTGCTCAAAAGCAATTTCGTCATTCCAGCCGAGTTCTTTCGATTCACGAAAAGTCATCCCCCTGTCTTTAGCCATTTGGATTATCGTGCCTGCTGTGACAGGTGAAGCAGAGCCGTTAAAGCTCTGCCATTTCTTTTCGCACTCACCGTTGTGATAGCGGTTGTCTGCTCTGCTCCAATCGTCCCAGTCCTTTACGCTGTATCCTTCTTGTTTGAGTGCCATTCCGACATTTACCCAGTCTTGGTAGTCAAGCTCTGACGGACTGATGTATTCAAGTGCATTAAGTAAGTCCAACCGTATTCACCTCGCTTTGCGGTACATATGTTTTCGGGTTAATGTTTTTCGGAGTTCTCCAACCGTTTGCGGCAATCCTTGAAATCAAGGCTGACGCTTCGTCAAACTGCCATTTGCCCACGTGCTGAAAACCTCTGCTTTCAAGCATACGGATTTGTTTAGGTGTGGTTAAGCCCTCAATTCTTCGCTTTTCGAGCCTGTCAAGAATAAGTTTTGCTTTGCCGGCACTCTGGATTTCATCGGGGAATATTCCGAGCTTTTCAAGTTTTGCTTTCTGTTTGTCTGTAGGCGGAGAACACTCCCAGCCGAATGCCGGAACATATCCTGCAAGGTCCTGCGCCTGAATTGACATTTCGTATTGCAACGGATCTACAAGTTTGCGTTTGCGTGTTCGCATTTCCGCAAGCTGATTTGCAAGCGCCTCTTCACGCTGAGCAACAACATCTTCACTTGCTTTTTCCTCCGCTTCTTCAATGTCAATCGGATAACCTGCCTGTTCTGATAAGTTTTCGGTCATCTTTCGTGCGACTTCTTCGTTGTCGCAAATAAGATGTGCAGGTCTGCAAAGTTCGTGCCTTTCGGTGTGCCACAAAAAGTCGAGTAGCAAAAGCTCCGTCTTGTTTGGAGCAAGTCTTGTACCTCTGCCGACCATTTGGCAGTAAAGCCCACGCACCTTTGTAGGTCTTAAAACGACAACGCAGTCAACGCTTGGGCAGTCCCAACCCTCGGTTAAAAGCATTGAGTTGCACAGCACATTGTATTTATCGTTTTCAAAGTTCTGCAATATCTCTGCTCTGTCCTCGCTGTTACCGTTTACCTCTGCCGCTTTAAAGCCTTTTTCGTTCAAAATATCTCTAAATTTCTGCGATGTTTTTACAAGTGGTAAAAACACAACAGTTTTACGGTTCTTACAGTATTTTTTCATTTCCTCGGCAATCTGATAAAGATACGGATCAAGTGCCGTGTCAATGTCGCTTGCTTTAAAATCTCCTGCCTGTGTGGCAACTCCCGAAAGGTCAAGTGTAAGCGGTATTGTCACAGCTTTAATTGGTGTCAAGTACCCCTCTTTGATAGCCTTAGGGAGTGTGTATTCATACGCAAGCGAATCAAATACCGCTCCTAAATTTTTCATATCTCCTCGGTCGGGTGTTGCGGTAACACCCAACACTTTTGCATTGTCAAAATGCTCAAGCACACGCTGATAACTGTCGCTGATTGAGTGATGTGCTTCATCAATAATGATTGTGTCGAAATAATCGCTGTCAAACTTTGACAGTCTTTTCTCACGCATAAGCGTCTGTACAGAGCCTACAACAACCCTGTTCCACGAACCTATGCAACTTTGCTCGGCTTTTTCGACTGACGAATTAAGCCCTGTTGCTTTTTGGATTTTGTCCGCCGCTTGGTCGAGTAATTCTCCACGGTGGGCAAGTATCAGCACCCTGTCACCTCGACGGACACATTCTTCGGTGATTTTTGCAAAAACTATTGTCTTGCCACAGCCTGTAGGCAAGACAAGTAATGTTTTTAAATTGCCGCTTTCCCACTCGCGGAAAACGGCATTCTTCGCTTCATTCTGATACGGTCGAAGTTGCATTAAAAGCTACCCGGTGTCCAGTTATTCGGCATCGCAGTATTTGGCGTTGCAGGCTGTGTGTTATACTGTGGCGGATATGTAGGCTGTACATACTGCTGAGGTGCAGACTGTGCTACGGTAGGCGATATCGTTGTCACCTGCTCATCGTAGGCATAAAAATACTTGATGTCATTTGTTGCGCCCTCTGTGCCGTCATTCTTCACATATTTGCGGATGATAACCTGACATTTACCTTTCTTGCCGATAATGCCTGTCCAATCCATACGGAGCGGTTCGCCGTGTTTTTTCATTGACACGGACAAAAAGAGCTGTGACAGCTTCCATTCAAGCGAGGAGTGCAGTACGAAATTAACTGTAATTTCTCGCTTGTCATCTGCTCCCCACACATCAAAAGTCACTTTTGCCATATTGCATGGCGGCAGTTTACCTTTACCCTGTGAGCGAGCACGCTCAACCTTTGCTACTGTAAAATCATAATCACCCTCGGGGAGCGGTTCATAATTTCCGCCCTCTTCGGTTATTTCGTCGTTCCAACCAAATTCTCTATCCATTTATACATCTTCCTTTCTTATTAAAACGGTAAGTCACGGTTGCTCTGTATCACTTCGAATACTTTATTCCACGCTCCCACAAGGCAACCGTTAATAAATCGTGGGTCGTAGTTTGTAATCGGTGTATCGTAAGGGTAGTGCCCCTGTGTAAACACCGCCTGTCTGATTTCGCTTTCGTCAACTCCGTTAGCTCTCATAAGGTCGGCAAGAGCTTTTGGTATGCCCTCAGGAATATTGACAGACTTGTCATTCTGTGGCATAGGTGAAGGTGGTACAGGCTCGGGAGCTTTTTCAATCTGCGAAGTTTGTGGTACAGGCTTTGTCGCAGGCTCTGCCTTAGGTGGCTGAGGTATCGGATTCTGCGGAACAGGAGCGTTATTTGCAGGTGCGACATCATTAAAAATATGGGCAATGCCTGCGTAGCTAAAATCCATTTCTTCGGGCAGTCCGTGACGATTCTTTGCGTCCCAACACGGATGATGAAGCGTGTACATCACTCTTCCTCCACCCTGTGCCTTGTACTTTTTGCCGTCTTTGTCGGTTGCAACTGCTACTGTTTTATAGTTTGCGAAAAGCACCATATCTGCCCATTCTTTTACAAGCGGAGAAATCTGTGAAGCGGTCTTTTTGCCGAGTTTAAGCTCCCAGCGGTCATATTCACCGATTTCATCAGGCTGTGAAAACTTGCGGAGCTGTGCGTGTGCGGTAAGCACAACATTGATACCCTTGTCAATCAAATCTTCAAGGCTGTTCAAAAATCTGCCGAACTCCTCTTTTTCGTAAACATATCCGTTGCCGTAGCCGAAATCTTCAATACCTTTCTTTCCGTACTGAGCACATACATCATCAATGCAAAGCTGTTCCGCCCAGTCAATCGTATCAATAACAACCGTCTTGCATACAGTTGGGTTGTTCTTTACATATTCAAGCTGGCTTTTTAGCATGGTCCATGACGTTGGCTTATCCATTCTTGCAACATCAAGGTTTTTTGTACTGCCCTCTGTGTCAATAAACAGAGGATTCGGAAACTGCGAAGCAAAAGTTGATTTGCCGATACCCTCAGGACCGTAAATTACAACTTTTTGCGCTGACTTAATTTTACCTCTTGTGATGTTCATTTATCTCACCCCCTGTACATCCGAAAAATTGATTTTATTACCGTCAACATCAATGACAACATAGTCAATTGCGTAGTTGAGCAGTTCGTTTGTCAAATCCTGAATTGACTTGCCTGTCATACCTGCAATCAAAACAATTCTCGAATAGTTTTCAGGCATAATCTTAACCTTGGTATAACCGCAGGCAAGCTCTCTGTGCGGATTGCATTTGATCACACATTCATTTGTATTTGTTTTTGCTGTTGTTTTAGCTGTAGTTCTTGTAGCCATAATTAAAACTCTCCTTCTGTCCAAGTCGGTGTTGTAACAGGTGCGGTTGTTTCGGACTTAATATAACCGTCCTCGATGATGATTGAACATTCATCACCGTTTGAAACTCTTGTTGCAATAGCCTGCAATCCCTCTGATTCAAGCCATTTTGCAAAGTCTTTGAGTGTGTCGGTATCCATTTGTTCGAGCTTGTCAAGCAGGACAAATCCGCATTCAGGATTGAGCTTGCGAACAATTGCCGTAGCGACACGAAGCTGTTCCGAACCGCTCATGTTGTCCCACTTGAAACCGTTATATGTAAGCTCGCCTTTTTCAACCGATAAGCCGTCAAGAGGCAAATTTGCGTTGTTGAGCAAGTCATATTTTGTTTTGCGGATTTCTTCAAGCTGTGCCGTCATATCGGCGTATTTGCCGTAATATTCCTTTGCGTCCTCATCAGCTTTCGCCTTATCAAGGTTTGCTCTGACTTTGCGGTTGATTTCGTCAATCTCGGTAATGTTTCTTTCAAGCACTGCCGTGCTTTCATCGTGCAGTTCGGCAACGGTCTTTCTGCTCTGTTCAAGCTGTGCAAGCACTTTTGTAAGTTCGGAGTTGTATTTTCTCAAATCCTCGTTAAGCCTGTTGATTTCGCTCTGTAAATTGTTGGCACGGCTTTCAAGATTATCTTTTTCTGCTCTCAGACGGTTGTTTTCGCCGTTGCGTGCAAGGATTTCCTGCTGCTTGTTGATAAGTTCCGAGGCTGACACAGGTTCGTTCGGCACACCTTCGTATTCGGGCATTTCGGCAGCAAACTTTTTCTTTTGGTCTGCAATCTGACCGATAGCGCGGCGCTCGTTATACACCTGTGTTTCCTGTGTTTCAAGTTCATACACTTTGTTACCCACACCGATAATCTGCAAGAGAGTGTCAGCCTTTTCTTTGCCTGTTGCATTCATAAACTTTGGCAGGTCAAGAGCAAAGTTACTGACAAATGCGTCAAGCAAAGCCTGTCCGCCTTTGTTGCCTGCGATGTCAATGACTTTAAGACTGCTGTTCTTACCGCTACGCTCCACAACAATACCGTTTGAGAGCTTGATTTTAAGATGTGGCGGAATCGTTGAACCCTCACGGTACGGAGCAGACGGAGCGAAACGATTACCGCCGAGAGCCCACGCAATTGCGTCAAGAACAGATGTCTTGCCCTGTCCGTTTTTACCGCCCAACACGGTAAGTCCGTTTTCGGTCGGTTCATAAGCAACCGCCTTTACTCTTTTTACATTTTCGATTTCAAAAGCTGATATTTTTACTGACATATTAAAGTCCTCCTTGACAATTCGCTTAAAATTGTCTATCATTTAGTTAAAGTATTTTTCTTTGTCCGTTGAGGCTTTGCAGAGCTTCAGCGGATTTTTCTTTTTTTAACCCATAAGCGTATTCGCAAATTAGTGGGTTATATTTGCCCTTGTGATACGATTTAAAACACGCAGATCTTGAACTAATAGCATAAGTCCAATTAAGTTCCGAACAATCGCAATGCGGCAGATACCCACACATAGCCATTGCCTGTTTAAACTGGTTGTTCGTCAGATAAATGCCTGTCATACGCTCAAAGCAATGTTTAAGGGCATAACTACTTGTACGCTTATTTACAGTTTTTGTAGGGGTAATACACCACTCAATCCATATTTTAGTTATAACCTGGACAGCTTCGGGTTCATCAGTCAGCAGTTCATTATCAACAAAACCACTTGGGTGAACTGTATGAGTAATCCAACCTTTTTCATCGTCAAACACCAAAAATGGATCTTCTCTGTAGTTCATTTCTTCACCCCCACACATTCAAAACCGAAGGATTCGGATTCAGGCGTTTCAAGTGCTTTGAGCTTGCGTTTTAGCTCTCGGTTTTCGTGCTTGTAACCGCTTGACGCTGTTTTCTCGAGTGCAAGGTCTGTTCTTGCGTTTCTCAGTTCAATGCTGAGATGTCTGTTCTCTGCTCTGAGGTTTTCAATATCTTTGAGCAGTTTTCTGCGTGTCGGGTAGTTTTTTAAATGCCACATTTGTTATAGTGCTCCTTTTCAGTTAATGCTGTGTAGATTTCCCTTTCCATAAGCACGCAATCCTTGCTCTCGCAAAGAAGCAACGCAGATTTCGGTTTTAGAGTTTCGCCGTCTGTAAGTCGCACTGCGCAATCATCGTGATGCTTAATGTACCATTCGCCGTCTGCAATCAGCACAAAAATTTCGCCTATTCCTAAATCTTTGAAGGCTGTATATTCACGATTGTTTGCAATAATATCCATTTCTGTGTTCCTCCATATACTGTTCAATTTCGTTTTTCTTAAAGCGCCAGAGCTTTTCAATCTTAAAAGCAGGGATTTTGTTATCTTTTGCAAGTCTCGTAACATAGTCGGGATTCATAGCAAGCAACCGTGCCACATACGGCACATCAATTATCACCGGCACTTCATCCCAATTGATGATAGGTCTTTCTCTCGGCATATGTACACCTCCTATTTTACGTTGGTAATTTTGTCTGAAACGATTTCGACTGTGTCAATAAGTTTAAGTTTTGCCATTTTCTAATCTGCTTTTCGATATTTTATTGCTTTACACGACCTTAAATGTTATGATTAACTATGAAAGGGGGTGCAAAGCGTGGCAATTGTATTGCAAATTTTACTTGTTGTATGGGTATTTAGATTGCTTACAAATGTTTTTAGACTATGTGCAACCAAGTTTTATTTCTATCTTTTCAAGAATAATTACAAACATCTAAACAGATGTTCAAGACCTGTTGGAGTTTTATTTAGCAAAGCCAACACTCAACAATATGTAGTTTGCACCGAAAGAAGATATTCGGTAAAAGAAATGTATCAAGATTACATTTCCAATTGTTTGACTGATAGGCATTCAAGCAATAAAATATCCAAAATTTTTAACAATACGATAGGCGTTTACAGCTACAGAATAAGACAAAACTTTTATCCTGTATTTTGGCTGACTGCTCCTGTAAATGCTTTAAACTCGGTTAATGTACATCCGAATACGATTTTATCGGTCCTCATTAACATTTTGTTTTGGGTTATTAACTTTTCCGCAGGATATTTCCTTGAAAAGTTTTTAGACAACAATCTTCCGACTAATCTGCTTTCAATTTTTGATAAGCTGATATAATAAAATCTCTTATTCTCTGGCGTTCTTTTCTGTTTTTGCAATCGCCAAATCTGTTTACTTCAATAAGCATTGCAGTGTATAAAACATTGTCAATCTTTTGACTTACCTCAACAGATAAGTTACAAGTTTTTTTCATTTTTCTTCACCCCCTAAGCTGATTTCTGCTGTTCGGCAAAGTTAGTTTCTGATAGCTTCTATGAAACAAGAAGGATTGTTAGTTCTTCCTAATAAGTAATCGGTTGAACAATTAAAAATATCAGCTAAACTCAAAAGTATATTAATAGGGATATTACCTTTTGTTTGCCAATTATAATAACTTTTACGTTCAATTTTTAACTTATTAGCAAGGTCTTCTTGTGTCATATTAGCTCTTGCTCTTTCGGCTTCAATATTTGGATATAAAAACAGCACTAATCTCACCTCCTTTATCGTGTTAAACAAAAATACTCTTATTGCGTATTTACAAGCTAATTATATACGCAATAAGAGTATTTGTCAATATCTTTTACAAGCAAATTACGCACAAAGAGTATTGTAGATTTTTGTGCAATTACACTAAATGAATATTATTTTAATTATTTGCTTGACATTTTTACTCATTTAGAGTATTGTATTTATAACAAATAAATCGTTTTATTGGAGGGAAAAATATGCTTGGAGAAAAACTTAGAGAACTTAGAACAGAACTTAATCTTAATATGAAACAAGCTTCCGAAAAATTAGGGATCTCATACACAACTTACGTTGGCTATGAAAAAAATGAAAGGGAACCAAACTCTGAAACTTTAATCAAATTAGCTGATTTTTATAAATGTTCTGTCGATTATTTAATAGGAAAAACTATAAGACTAAATTTTATTCCACATGAAATCGAAGAAGCTGAAATTAAATGTCCTTTGTGTGATTATGATTATGTCCATTTTATTAGAGTTTTATCGGTAAATTTCTCACAAGAAAAAAGTAGCGGAATGGCTATGGAATTTTCATGCGAGGATGGGCACAAATTTTATATTGTTGTTGAAACATACAAAGGTAATACATATATGGTAAATGTAGATGACAATAACAATATTTTAGGGTACACCTCGTTTATTAATAGTAACTCAGACGACAAAACAAACATTCACAAAGAAAAACTAATTACTAACTATGCGGCATTAAATAATTTTGGAAAAAATAAACTTCTCGAATATTCAAATGATTTAATATGTAGTGGTAATTACAATAAAGTTTACAAAATAAAAACTGCCGCCCGAGACGGAAGTTTTAAGGAAACAACCGTTACAGACGACGATTTTAATAAACTTATGGATTTGCCTGATGTTGATGACTTAAAATAAAGTCTTGAAATTTTTTGTAAACTTCCCGTTCAAGCGGAGCAATTAAAAACTTGTTCCGCTTGTAGAGCTCCTGCATTCGTTGCCAGCGATATTCCGCTGCAGTTTGACTTATATCACAGAGCTGAGATATTTCGTCAGCACTTTTGACCTTTAATCCCCACAACACACAAGCCGGAGCAAGTAGCCTGCTTGCAAATACATTTGCTTCCTGTTCAATGGGATTGTCATTTGGCGAGATTTCTCGGTTGATAAGTTCATAGCGGCCAACATGGCCAAGCATAATGTGTCCGAGCTCGTGAGCAACGGTAAAGCGTTTCCGCTGTCGGTTGCAGTCTTGCCGTACAAGTATGATAGGCTGATTGTTAATGACGGTGCATTTACCGTCATTGCCCTGCTCAAACTTATCATAATACTTTATTGCAATGCCGAGCTTGTGACACAGCTCTACAATATTTACTGGAAGTTCTCGGACATTTTCTTTTAACAGGATTTCCCATGACATATTTCGGGATTTCTGATATTTTTTATAATCCATAAAAATCACCTCGTAACTATTATGGATTACAAAAATAAATTTACAGCAATAAAGCAATAACAAAAATAAAAAAACGCCCTGCTGAAAAAGATAGTATTCAACTTTTAAAGGAACTCAACGAATTGTATAAATCAGGAATACTGACTGAAGAAGAATTCACTTTAAAAAAGAAACAAATTCTTGGCATTTGATAATAAAAAAGACCGCCCACAGCTGGCACTATGAGCGGTCAAAAATAGAGATAAAAAGGCGCTAACCTCTTTATATTTTATTGTACATTTATTGATGTTATTTGTCAATATAAAAATAAGGAGGCAAAAATAATGAGTTTACTCTCTAAACTGTTTGGAAAACCAAAACAGCCGACACCACAACCGCAAGTGAATGTAAAACCTGAAACCGGTAAATCGCATACAAAGGTATGTAAAGTTGCAGGCGTTACTTTTAACGGCAGACAGAAAATCTTGAAAAAACTTAAAGCTGATAAGAGTGCCGGCAAAACTCTTAATGTTAGTATGCAAGAATATGATTATCAGGGCAATCCTGCTATCAGAATTCTTGTAAACGGAATGGATGTAGGCAATCTACACACGGAAGATGTTACTTTCGTAAAAGAAAATCAAGAACGCATACTTGGTATCAAAGATTTTACAATCGCAGAGCATTATGATGAACACGAAAATAAAGACGGCGATACAACATATACAGCCCAGTATAATGCTAAGGTTAAACTTATCGTAGCAAATAAGAATTAAATAAAAAATCCGCTCCATTCGAGTACCAGGCGAACAGAGCGGAATCACCTACACAGGGTGCAGATGATACGATTAAAACGCAAAATAATTGTATCACATTCCCTTGTGTTTTTCAAGCAATTTAAAGCACAAGGGATTTTTGCACCCTTTTTTAAGCAAAAGGAGTGTATAAAATGAAAAAACGCAAAGACGGACGCTATCAGAAAAACATCTATATCGGACGAGATGAAAACGGCAAACGAAAGTACAAATCCGTATGTGGCACATCACGAAAAGAGGTTGAAACGCTTGCCGCCGAATTAAAACAAAAACTCGGCAAAGGCATAGATATCTCATCTGATGATACATACGGATGTTGGAAAAAACGCTGGCTAACGGTTCAGAGGTCACTGCAAACACCACAGCAATACAAAACACTTGAACGGTATCTCAAACATTTTACAGAGCTTGAACCTTACAAAATTAACAAACTGACAATTGCCGACTTTCAGGAAATCGTGTTCGACTTAGCCGCTAAGAACCCAACAACAGGCAAACCCACAGCGAAAAAATCGCTGAAGGAGTTCATCGCAACCGCAAGCCGAGTGTTTGAGTATGCCATTGAAAACCGAGCTATCGACTTCAACCCACTGAAATATGTCAAAATATCAAAGAATGCGGCAAAGAAAAAAGAACGCAGAGCTTTGTCACCCGAAGAGCAAAAGCTAATAATCAACACTCCGCACAGAGGAAGATTGCCGGCAATGATTATGTTGCTTGCAGGACTGCGAAGAGGTGAATGTCTCGGCTTGCAATGGGCGGATATTGACTTGAAACGCAACAAAATAAATGTTCATCAGACTTTGGTTCTTGACGGAAACAATTCTTACATAAAAGCAGGAGCGAAAACAGAAGCAGGTGTCCGCAAGGTTGATATTCCGACCGTTCTGTCAGACTATCTGAAAAGCCTTGCACCCCACTCCCCATTTGATTATGTAGTCACAACCACCAAAGGCAAACTTATGACAAATTCAGCGTGGCGGAGATTGTGGGAGAGTTACATCAATTGCCTAAACCTCGAAGCATTCAATTCACAGCAAGGCAAAATTGTCGGCATTGCTCCACGCAGTAAATACTGCCCCGACGGTATTCCGCAGGTCATAGAACCGTTTACAGCTCATTGTCTTAGACACACCCACGCAACAAATCTTTTCTATTCGGGCTATGATATTCTCTACATTCAACACCAGTTAGGGCATACCAAACCCGAAACCACCTTGAACATTTACACGCATTTAATGCAAGATGATACTGAAGCACCTGCGAAAAAGCTTGATGATTTTCTCAATCGTAAAATAAGCTAAAAAATAAATGCAAGGCAAATGTTAGGCAACTGAACTTGAAAAGTCCGATAAACACTAAGCTTTTCACACATTTATTAAGTGGTTTGGGACCAAGATGCCGCAGGTTCAAGTCCTGTCACCTCGACCAAAAAAGGTGGTTTTTTAACCGCCTTTTATTTTTTGCCAAAATTACTTAAAATGCCTTAAAAGTGGCTTAAACACTGGGTTTTTGAGATTTCAAAAATTCAGTTGAGTAATTTTGAATTAAGTTAAAACAAGATAAAATGCAGTCAAACTTACTGTCAAACTTACTGTCATTTTAGTTTGCCTGCCGATTT